CGCATTGTCACGTAATGTTAATTACGTGACAATGGTGCTTATGCACGTAGATTATTACTAATCTACCGACCTTTCCTGCAACCTAATCTCCCTTGTGGTTAGAACTATTTGCTTTAACAACTAAAAACATGAAAACACAAAATAATCAAACCAAATTAATAATAATAAGGTTGATTATCTTGTTATTCAAGTTAGAGGTAAAACATGTAGTCCGTTTTATTAATGATTTTCAATCTTTAAGAAGTAAAAGTGGTATTATATATGCAATTCGATATATGAAGACAATGCGTCTTCATGTAACTCGTTACATATGTAAAAATCCTCTTAAAACTAATAAAGATGGAGTTTCATTAACAAAGGATTACTTTCCAAAACGAATCTTATACTTAAAGAAACTAATAGACTCTAATGATGTTAATAATATCAGAGGAGTACTTAGTCTACTTTATTATACAAGATCAGTCAAGCCTACCCAGAAGGAAGATAGTAAATTAAAACCTGATTTTTCAACAATAATATCGGAAAATAAAGCTAAAAAGGAATATACTATTCCTCATAACTTTATTAGATATTTTGTAGAAAAACACAAGTTAAAATCTACTACTCCCTCCTATGGACAAAACCTCCACTACATAAGTAGTAAGGCTTCACCATATGGTGTCTCAACACTTAACAGTACTTATGAAATATTTTCATTAAGTAATGTACATCACTCTAGACTAAATCTATTTCTTGATTTAGTAGGAGAGAAGGTTTATAACTTAATATTCGGTGATCTAATCAGGGGAACCTGAGAAGATAATCGTTTATTTAGTTATAAGTGTGAGCCCGGCTCAACTGGTAAACTTTCAATTGTTAAAGATCCAGAGTTAAAATTGAGAGTAATAGCCATTCTTGGTTATCATACTCAATTTTTATTAAAGCCTATACATGATAACCTTCTAAATTTATTAAGAAAATTTCCATGTGATAGGACTTTTACTCAAGATCCTTTTAACAAATGAAAGCCGAAAGGTAATGCCTTCCACTCTCTTGATTTATCTGCAGCAACTGATCGTTTTCCAATATCTTTACAAGTTAAATTATTATCTCATATTTATGATGAGAGAATAGCTTTAATATGAAAAGATCTATTGGTAAAACAATCATTTGCATACGGTAATTCCACATATAATTATGCTGTAGGACAACCTATGGGAGCTTACTCCTCATGGGCTGCCTTTACACTTACTCATCATTTAGTTGTTGAGTGAGCTGCATATTTATCTAGACAATGATCATTTAAGGATTATATATTATTAGGTGACGATATCGTTATAAATAATGATAAAGTTGCCAATAAATATAAAACTATAATGACACGTCTAGGTGTAGAAATATCTAATGCAAAGTCACATGTGTCTTATAATACATATGAATTTGCAAAAAGATGAATCAAATCGGGAGTTGAGGTTAGCCCAGTACCATTAAGAGGTATTGTTAATAATTTCAAAAATTTAAATGTTGTTTTAATGCAACTTATAAATTATAGAAATAAAATTAATGATACTTTTGATGGTACCAGTTTACAGTTGGTTAAAGAAATTTATAAAGATATTAAAATCAATAAATACTTCTTATCAAGAAGCAGAATTGATTCGATATGTTATAAATTTTATCACTCATACAGATATAGTATTGGTTTAGCAACAAATCTAGAAATGAAATTGTTTCTAGAAAAGTTACTTCCTGATAAAATACCTGTACCAAGTGAGGAGTTAATTCCCTTATTTATAAGGGAACTCCTTGTTGGAACGTTAACCTTCGAAGTTGAGAAATTAGCAAAATCTGCTGGAACAACTTATAAAGATTTTATAAATTATTATAAAACTAAAAAGTTATCCAATATGAAATTGTTAAAATCTCATCCATTCACACATGCACTACATGCATCATTAACTAGTAGTAAAAAGCGTTTACTAAATGTAAACAAACTTGATAATACTAATTTAATTGATACTATAGTGGATATGCGACTAGAGAAAGTAGATAAACTCGTTCAAGAGTTTAGAGATCCTACTATAAAGGTGGCAAAACTTGATAAGTTGTGAAACGATGTTTTAAAAAGAATGAAACAAATCAATTTAGAACATGAATCACACTGATCAAGAAGCCCTACACTTATTGGTGCAGGTCCACCTATAGGGAATCAATACTTTGAACAAGTATTATCTGATCCTCTAGGAAAGCTTGACGTTCTTCGTTATGGAATTTTACTGTAACTGTTGGACCCACCATTTGGATGGTGCGCCTAACTTGTTAACAAGGTAAAATACCCGGGCATATACATAAATGTATATGTCGGTACTTACGTACCCATTTTCTCATGTCGAAAGGCATGAGAGAATGC